ATGAGTAATTTATTGGTTTATACGACTCCGAAGGAGTCCAATGTTTATAGCAAAAGTGTTTGTAGAGAATCCGACCCCTTTGGGGTCGAACCAATTTGGAGTATGTTTTTTTATAGACGTTCGACCCTTTCCGGGTCAAACAAAATAATTAAAAATAT